CCAACCATATATTTTACAGGATCCATTAAAGGGCTAAATTTAAAGAAAGAAGTTTTTGTCATTTTTTGTTTTTCATCATTTAATTCAAGAACATAAACATTATTCCCTTTTTTTTCTTTGATATTTTTAATACTATATCGGTGATTTAAATTAATATTATTATATGTATTATCGTTAAGTGAAAAGAATTTTTGATAAATAGGTATATAATTCTGAACTTTACTAAAACCATATTTACTTTCTAATTTACTAAATAATTCATTATTGTCATTTTTTTTGTAAGATATGTTAAACATATTTATTATTTATATGGTATTCTTTTTTTTTGTTTTTAACCTAAAGTTTTATGTTAAAAATAATAAATTAATTTCAAATATAATAATAATGAATTTAGAATTGAAAAAATTCGATATGAAAAATATAAAATTTGATCCTAATGCTGCATCAGGACCAGTAATCGTTCTTATAGGTCGTCGTGATACAGGTAAGAGTTTTTTAGTAAGAGATTTATTATATTTCCACCAAGATATTCCTATAGGAACAGTCATCTCCGGAACAGAAGCAGGTAATGGATTTTATGGTAAATTAGTTCCAAAATTATTTATTCATGATGAATACAATTCAGCTATTGTTGAAAATATATTGAAAAGACAGAAAATGGTTTTAAAACAAGTAAAAAAAGAAACTGAAGCATATGGTAGAAGTAATATTGATGCTAGAGCTTTTGTTATTTTAGATGATTGTCTATATGATAATGGTTGGGCTCGTGAGAAAGTTATGAGACTTCTTTTCATGAACGGTAGACATTGGAAAATTATGCTCGTTATTACTATGCAATATCCTCTTGGTGTTCCTCCAAATTTAAGAACGAATATCGATTATACTTTTATTTTACGCGAACCTTATTTGACTAATAGAAAGCGTATTTATGAAAATTATGCTGGTATGTTTTCAACGTTTGAAAGTTTTTGTCAAGTAATGGATCAATGTACTGAAAATTATGAATGTTTAGTTATATCGAATAACTCTAAGTCTAATAAATTAGAAGACCAAATATTTTGGTATAAAGCATCAGCACATAATGACTTTAAATTAGGTTCTAAGGAATTTTGGGAATTATCTAAGGATTTGGGATCAGATGATGAAGATGAGGGATACGACCCTAACGCGTTCAATAGTAAAAAAGGTCCTCGCATTAATGTAAAGAAAAATAGTGGTTGGTAATATATTAATCTAACTTTAATATATTATGAGTGAAAACTGGAAAAAACACATGAAGAGTTTATATGATGATAAAGTTTGGTCCGCATGGACTCAATCAGATTGGGATAATTGGGTTAGAGAATGTAATAATATACTTCAAAAAAATGGAAAGAGTAAACTAGAGGCTAATAATACTTGCGATGCTGGAAAAACATTAGCTTATTTTTTTCATAAAGATAAAATAGATGATAAAAAAGGAAGAGTTGAAAACTTGTTGAATGCGATGAAAGGTTTGGGGTTTACTGGTGGTTCTAGAAAATCAAAAGCATCAAGAAAATCACAAAAAGCAAAATCAAAAGCATCAAAATCAAGAAGGAAAACAAAATCTCGTCAAAGCAGAAAACAAAGCAAAAGATTAAAACGAGAAATTGACCTATCAAAAGAAATGAGTAAAAGAGTATCTAGAAAAACGCCTATGATTGCTTCTTCGCACGGTATTTCATTATTGAAGAGAAGTAAACGTAATATGTCTAAGGGAAGACCATTAGCGTCAGCAAGAGATTTTTTATTAGCAACAAGTATATTAACAGCTGCTTTAAGTCCTTATGACCCACATCCTTTGGCTCAAAAAAGTAAAATTGCTCCTGATACCCAAGTTCATTTAGATTGGCATAAAGGTCAATTTCCAGATAAAAAATTAACATCTAAACAACATAAGACACTTATTAAAAGAAGTAGAAGGGGAAAAAGATTAGCAACTATAAAAGAAGGCGGGAAAAGAACAAGAAGAAAGTACCGAAAAAAAAGAACTAAAAAAAGACGAAGAAAATAATAACATGATAATGTAATAATGCCTTTACCTTATCATGCTGGAAAAGCAAAATTGGCGAAAACAATATCAAAAATGGTATATAAGAAAGCAGAAGAAAATCCATCTATAAAAAATTATGCGGAACCTTTTAGTGGAATGGCACGCGTAGGAATTCAAGTTATGCAAGATGATAAAAATAAAGTATTTAAGAAATATATTTTTAGCGATGTAAATCCAACTATAACTGTATTATTTAAAGCATTAAAGAAAGGTTGGTTACCAAAAACAGATGCGATTACTCAAAAAAAATGGGAAAGTTATAAGAAAAATAAAAAACCCTCTGCTCAAAAATCATTTGTGGGTTATACATTGGGATTCGGTGGTCAATATTTGGGTGGTTCAAAACCTTGTGCTAATAAACACTCTGTTAAAACGCATAGTGTAACAGATTGGACTGAGATTATGTTGAAAAGAAAAAAGAAATATTTGAAAGGATTGCAACCATATTTTAAAAGTTCTAAGTTTGTGTACAAAGAAAAAAGTGTATTTGATTTGGATTATAAAAATACTATTATCTATTGTGATCCTCCTTATGTTGCCACAGCTTTCAGAGCAAAGAAAATATGGGATAAAGATAAAGAAAAGAAATTATGGAATACTATAAAAAAATGGTTAGAACCTTCAAAAAATAACATAGTCATTTTATCTAATAGTAAAAGAACAAATAAAATGAAAGGTTTGAGAGTGAAAAAAATATATGAGGATGATGTTGAGTATGGCAGTTGGAAAAAGAATTGGAAAAAAAGAAAGGAAATGATATTTGAAGTAGTTAATACGAGTGGTAGAAAGACGCGTAAAAAAAAAGGAGGTTGTTGGCCATATTGTAATGATAATATGCAAACTTTTTTGAATCGTTCATTAACTGACCCTGTTGTCTTGGCGACTAGAGAACGAAATATGCATTTACGTGCGGAGCAAGCATGGAGACAGGGAAGGATAAGTGATGCTTTAAGAAGCAGTAAAACAAGAAAAAGAAAGTGGGAATCTACTGCACCTGGACCAGACAGGCAACAAGGTGGAAGACGGAGAAGAACGCGTAAAAAAAGAGGCGGAAATATAGAATATAAAGTTAATTTACATTATGAGAAAGTGCGTAAAATATCTGATAGATTAAATAAAAAAAATTTACTTGATGATTGCTATAAAGAATTACCACTTAGTCATAAAATCAAACATCAATGTTTTATTATGTTTTTGATAGAACAACAAAAAAATTCCAAAATATGGAATGAACTTAGTACAACAGAACAAGATTTTATAAATCAAAATTGGAATTTTAGACCCGCTAGTTGTTCTGATTTAAATTGTTCTATTTCAGGAGGAAAGCGCCGAAAGAAAAGGACACGTAAAAATAAATATTAATATATCTACATCTTTGTAAATATATTAAAAAAAAATAATTATATATATTATTAATGGATGGTGCGATTTCAATTTATATTGATAGAAAAAGAAGCAACAGTAATCCTATAAATATACCAGCGAGAAAACCCTCTGTTTGGGTTCCAAATAAGAAAGTAAATGTGTGTTTTGATTGTGGTGCGGAATTTGGTTATCTAATAAGAAAACATCATTGTCGAAGTTGTGGTAGAATATTTTGTTATGATTGTTCAAAATGGTATTGTAAGAAAAACGAATATATAACACAACCTACACCCCCGGAAAAATCCTATTTAGATTTTACACAATATATGGAAGATAAAAATACATTACGGGTTTGTAAATCTTGTAATGATTCGGTTAATGTTACACACAAATACGAAAAGGAAATTCATATTTTTTTGAATTTACCTATTAAGATTTCTAATTTAGTTTATTTAAGAACGGTTAGTAAAAAATGGTGTAAAATTATAAATTATATAATTAGTGTCTATCGTAATATTCAATATAAAATTTCCTGTCAAAAAATATCAAAAATAGAGAAAACATTATTATGGAACCATAGATATGAATTTAAAGAACATTATACACTTATAGTGAAATGTATTACTTCAAATAACGATAAAAGTAAAGAAGAAATAGATAAATTAATAAAGTATTATAAAGATCCTACAAAGAAAAAATATACTTGTCGTCAATTATTATGTAAAAGTGCCTGTAAAAATCATTGTACATCCGAAAATGTATTGGAACTTGGGTACAATACGGATTTAATTAAGCATGTATGTGTGGAAAAATATTTAGTGGAAAAATTAACATCCAAATTACAGGATAATTTATTAAATGATTAAACATTTTCACTTAATGACGTAATTGGTAATATAGAGTAATTTACAAAAATCTCCCCAATTTATATAGAGGCCATTGGCCTCTATTTTTTTATTGATTGTTAGTTTTAACTAAAGATATATAATCCTACTTCACTTCTAGATTAGAGTTTTTATTAAATTCCCAGGCTTTC